GCAAAAGAGAGTCAGGGCAGATAAGTGTGGTGTGGCGCGTTGTACTGGATTCGAACCAGTGACCGATTGCTTAGAAGGCAATTGCTCTGTCCGGCTGAGCTAACAACGCATGATGCTGATAATGGACTGCCATCGGGGACTTGAACCCCGCACAGCCAGCTTCGAAGGCTGGCGCTCTGTCCCGATGAGCTAATGGCGGTATGTGATATGGTGGCCCTTGCTGGATTTGAACCAGCGACCTGGCGATTATGAGTCGCTCGCTCTCACCACTGAGCTAAAGGGCCGGAAGCAGAATAATAATGGTGCGTAATTAATTCTGCAATCTCATCCGTTTCAAACGATTAAATCCTGAACTTCCCTGACTGTCTGCTCAAAACGTCCGGTCTCCAGCTCAACACCAATCGCACGACGCCCCAGTGCCATCGCCGCTTTTACCGTTGAACCCGACCCCATGAAAAAATCCGCAACCAGATCACCAGGACGACTACTTGCGCTGATTATCTGCTGCAGCATTTCTGCCGGTTTTTCGCACGGATGTTTCCCGGGATAGAACTGCACCGGTTTATGTGTCCACACATCCGTGTACGGCACCTGCGCCGTCACACCAAAATACCGCCGCAGATGCTTATATTCACTCTGCAGCTCCACATACTGCCGGTTCAGTGACGTATACGTATCCACCAGCTGGTGGTGGGGCTTTTCCAGTTCACCGCGCTGATGTTTCTCTTCTGCCACCCGGGCAAACAGCGCCTGTAATTTCAGATAATCACTTTCGTTCGGCAACTGCCACTGACCGGCACTGAACCAGTGCGACACCATGTTTTTCTTTCCTGTGGCATCTGCAATCTGTTTTGCCGTTATCCCCAGGGCAGCGCGCGCATCACGAAAGTAAGCAATCAGCGGGGCCATCACATGCTGTTTCAGTGCCCTGCCCTTCGCCTCATACCCGGCATCTTTCGGACGATACGGCCCCTGATAATGTTCCGCGAACAGAATGCGCTCTGTGGCGGGGAAATACGCCCGCAGGCTTTCCTTGTTGCATCCGTTCCAGCGTCCGGACGGCTTCGCCCAGATAATATGGTTCAGCACACTGAAGCGTTCACGCATCATGATTTCGATATCAGATGCCCGGCGATGACCACAGAACAGGTAAAGACTTCCGGCAGGTTTCAGCACCCGCCAGAACTGCGCCAGACACTGGTCCAGCCACTTCAGGTAATCATCGTCGCCCTTCCACTGGTTATCCCAGCCCTCAGGCTTCACTTTAAAGTACGGCGGGTCCGTGACTATCAGGTCAACAGAATTTTCGGGTAACGACCGGATAAATTCCAGGCAGTCGGCGTTGATTAACTCACAACTGGATATTTTTACAGTATTAAACATGGATCATTAAGCCTGTCTCTGATAGGCTCATTCTGCTTTTGCGCAAAGCAGTGGGCCTTAGGTTTGCTTGTGATCCAGACGCATGAGCAGATGGCTGGTGAGTGCCCCTAACACCCACCAGCCGCCCATTTACCACAAATAAAAAAGCCTTCAGGACTGAAGGCGTCTGTAACAACCGAACTGATAGTCTGCCAGACCCGCCATAACAAGCTGGGTCAGTATTAGCTGGCAGCGTTCGCGTGAAAGGTACGTATTCTGTGCAATCTCCCCGACAGTCGCCGGTTCGGTGGCACTTAATTCATTAAAAACCACTCTGGCGGTTTCGGTCATATCCTGCTGTTTCAGCATGTCTTTTTCCCTTTTCCGGTTAACGTGACACACCAATAACTCTTGTCGAAAAAGCCAGCAAGCTGAAAGACCGGTATTCACAACCACCAGCGCGTTTACTGTACATGACCGATTTCAGCCATAAAAAAACCCGCTCGCGGCGGGTTTAAGCTGTGTGGCGAAGTAACCACTCTTAACATACTGACATACTTTTTGCGGACCGCGCTAATCATTTTTTACTTTTTTAGCAGCCAGTCGTCCATCTCCAGTCTTACCCCCAGCACAGACAAACATCCGTCAATAAACCCTTCGGCTATCTGCATCTCAATTCGTATTGCTTTTTCACTTTTCTTTCTCGTCCTGGCTATCTGTCTTTTTGATATTCGCAACAAATAATGAGCAATGAGAAGCGAATACTCCTCAGGTTTTTTCTGCTTCAGACGAGCAAGACAGTTTTCAATGATAAGTCCGTCATCATCGCAGCAGGCCGGACGTGGTTTAGTGGCAGATGGTAAAAGTCCTTTGAATCCGGCAGCGATCGGAGAATAGTCCACCCCGGTGTTACCACTTGCCGCCCATGCCCCCCAGCGTTCAAGAACCATCTGAATATCACGCATCAACTTTCTCCACAAAATCAGGCCAGCACGCCAATTGCCAGTGCACGATCGATAAAACGAAATATCAGCTCCAGCTGGGAGCCATACTTCTCTTCAAATGCCACGGTATCCGCATGCAGCTCGTCATGGTGTTTTCTGCACAAAGGCAACACAAAAAGGTCATGCGCTTTTGTACCCATTCCACCCTGACCATGACCAATCAGGTGATGAGGATCGTCGGCTGGCTTACCACAACATGCACACGGCTGCGTCTTAACCCAGCGCGTGTACTTTTCATTAACCCAGCGACGACGTTTGGGGCGTAACATAAAAGACTCCGGCGACTCCGGATCCACTTTCAGCGCCAGCACCTTTTTCGCTTTATCCTGGATGATGCTGGTGGCAGGAACCGAAGGCACAAGGTCACTTTCCCGGGTGACAGACGGCACAACAGGTTTCGGTAATCTCAGCGCCTTACGGGCTGCGCTTTCAGGTAAGGCATCCGCCAGGTCATTACGAATCAGCCACCAGCACAGTTCCGGCATTGTCACGGCATGGTTATCATCAAAACCGAGATCCCGACGGACTACAGACAACACCCAGCGGGCACAGTTATCCGTTGCCATTGATTCCAGCCGTTCCGTGAACTGATCGCGCAGCTGGTTATCGCAGTGCCAGCACAGACGGATTGCGCCCGGAGCGTGTCGCATTGTGGTCATGTTCTCGCTGTGCCATCCGGAATGAGGCCACTGGCAGCCTTTTTCACGAAGTAACCAGCTTTCAAGACATTCCACGCCACCAGCACGACGGATCACTGCCTCATTGCGGAACACGGCCCGAACGGCAGGATCATCCGCCAGCGGTTGTGATGCTGCCGGAACGGCACCGCTGGCGAAAGATGAATAACGTTCCGGCTCAGGCTCCAGCAGGACACGCCCCTGCATAAACAGGGGCATCAGCTCTGAACCGGGTCTGAACAATACAATCCCCATTCGCGGGGCAATTTCAGGAGTCAACAATGCTCTCACGGTCACCTCAGCGAACGATATTGCATGAACACAGGAGAAAAAATTCAGCCATCACGCAGTAAACTCCTTCACCAGAGTTTCAAACTGGCTTACCTTGCCTTCCAGTTCCGCCACGCAATCCACCAGCTCATCCACCGCCTTTTGTGTGCGGTGTTTTGCCTGCAGCAGATCACGAAGCGCCGGAGTAAGCTGCTTGCGGAGCGTATCCTTTGCCACGCTCATTTTTTCCATCTGTTCAGCACAACGAAGCATCTCCTGCGCCTGCCGACGAAGTTGTTCCGGTGAAACAGTGGTTGTTCTGTTGTTCAAAATAAACGCTCCGTTTTACTACCCGACATGCGGTTATTGCTGTATCTGCGCGGATTGCCCGGCGTCATGGGAGTGGAAAGAACCCGGGCACTCTCCTGATCCACAGGCAGAAAATGCCCGTTATGAAAACGCCGGTAAATGGTACCCAGCGTGCCATTACGCTGTTTCGTGATGTTGATTTCTGCTATGCCTCTCGCCAGTGTCTCCGGGTTGTACACCTCATCCCTGTAAAGCATCAGAATGATGTCTGCATCCGCCTCTATTTCCCCGGAGTTTTTCAGGTCCGAGTTCATGGGGCGTTTATTGGGTCTGGATTCCACGCCACGGGAGAGCTGGCTCAGAGCAATCAGCGGAAAACCGCCGGATTTTGCCAGGCTTTTAAGTCCCTTTGAGATTTCCCCCACAGCAAGGTCGTGACGCCCCGTGCTGCGGGTTTTAATCAGGCCGAGGTAATCGACCACCACCAGCGCCGTTTCCGGATGCTTCATCCGGTGGTGCCTCGTGGTTGCACATATCTCATCAATGGTCAGATTTGCCTGGTCCACCATCCAGATATTACGCCCCGTCATTCGTCCCACGCCCTGTGAGAAACGCGCCCAGTCTTCATCTTCAAAACGGGCAACAGACTTAAGACGGGATACCGGCATTCCCCCTGCTGCAGACACCATACGTTCACCAATCTGGATGTTCGCCATCTCCATGGTGAACAGAAGCACGCCATGCCCCTGCTCAGTCACCTTGTCGATGATGTCCAGCGCAAGTTCTGTTTTCCCCATCGAAGGACGGGCGGCAATGAATACCAGGTCTCCGGGCTCCATACCGCCCGTTTTTGCGTCCAGTTCATCAATACCGGTCATCAGCGCCCTGGATTTCTCCAGTCCCTGATTCCGGCATTCAACACGGCCCACCACTTCCGGAAGGACATCATCAATGTGAACCGGCTGAATGACGCCCTTTCCGGTCGACAGTGAGGCCATCATGTTCTGCGCATCCTTCAGGGCATCTTCTGCCGCTTCGCAGGTATGTGCATCACGTAAATTCTGTAATGCTTCAGTCAGTGTTTTTTCTGCATCGCGCAGTGCGGCATTGCGTCGCAGCGCTGCAACATAGTGCTCCAGTGAAGACTTCACCCAGGTTTTGCGCCCGGTGTCGGTAATCACCGGGGCAAGTTCCGGCATCTCATTGCACAGCAGCACGGGGTCAATGACGCCGGATACGCGGGCCTGTCTGCAAATCCCCGCGTAAATATCCCGGTACTGACGCACGAAAAATACATCCGCCGGAAGCGTGGCCAGAATATCCATCACTTCCGGATCAGCCCCACGCAGAAAAAACGCGCCAATCACCGCACCTTCCAGGTCATCATTACGCCACACCGGATTTGTTGGGTTTGTCATGCTGCCACACCTCTGATATGCGCACGGTAGCTTTCCCAACCAAACACCAGGCAGTTACGCCCACCATCAGTAACGCGATCCACAATCCGTTCACCAATGGATTCCTTAAGCTGTTCAAAAGTCAGGTTGCTGATCAAAATTGTCGGTAAAACGCTTTCGTAACGCGCATTTATGATTTCCTGCAGGATGGTTATCTCCGCAGGCGTACCGAACTGCACACCAACCTCATCGATAATAAGCAGGTCCAGCGATACAAAATGGTCAATAACTTCATCTTCAGTGCGCTCAGAATTGTGACGCCAGGTATTTTTCACAGCGCGGGTCAGTCGCATAACATCAGTAATTTCGACGGTCGCCAGGTGGTGGCGAATAATATTTTTTGCCATTGATACAGCCAGGTGATTTTTCCCGGTACCGCAATTGCCAATCATGATCATGCTGGTGCCTGCAGCGAGACATTTTTTCCAGGAAGCGGCGTAGCGCTGACAGGCTTCAAGGTTTTTCTGTGCGTCAGTATTCACCGCCTGATAATTATCAAACTCACAATCCTGGAACCGGCGGGCAATAGCGGCCAGATCGAGTAATTCACGAACCTTCAGGGCGCGTAATTCGTCATACACGCAGTCCAGCTCCTCACTGAGGCAGGAAAGGCAACCGGACACCCGTTTGACAGCTTTCCCTCTTACATCCGGGCCTGTCAGCACATAGCGTGTGTATTTTCCGTGTTTCCCGCAGGACACCGTCTCAGTGCTTTGCACCCAATGCTCACAGCGCCACGGACGCTTTCCGCCACGGACAAATGCCAGCTCCTCTTCCAGGTCTGCCTTGCGGTTAAGTAACTGCGCTTTGTCGTGTTGCATGTATTGTTTGTTCAGGAAATTAGTCATTTTCACACCCCACAAAATCACCAGTTGAAGTTCGTTGAGCCGTAGTCCTGTTCACTGAATCCCGAGATCGGGAGGCTTTTGCCCCGCCCACCTCCGGGAGCTGCTGACTGTTGCCAGGATTCGTCAAAGTGCCGATCGGGGCCAAAGAACGTCGATGCCTGCTTCACGAACTGGGTGCCGGTATTTCCTGAGACACGCACCCAGGCGGCATAGCGTTTCACACCGTTGAGCATGGTTTCGGGTGTCACACCTTCCCTGATACGGGCTTTCCAGGCTTTGAAGGCTGCTGACTTGGAATTACCACCAGCACGTTTGGGATATTCCTGCCAGGCCTGTTCAAATTCCGGTGAATATTCCTGTCGGGCAGAACGTGCTGGTGCAGACGCGTCAGCGGATGCGCCAATAGTGTTTTTACTCTCTGTAGTATTCTCTGAAGTAATCTCTGTTGTATTCTCTGTAAGATCGAAATTGGTTTTCCCTTCTCCGCGGCGAGGGGTTTCCCGTGTCCGCGGTG